GCCATTAATGACCTATATGCTTAAAGACTTTGATCCAACTCAATATCCAATGGCAGGTGAACCTATTAATATTGAAGATATTGAAATCTTAAAAAACGAAACACAATACGATAAACGTACAGACCCAGATTATCCTTACTCACCAAGTAATATCGTTGAGCCAGAAGTCGACGATTCCCAGGATATAAACACTGATAATACTACTGATAATACTACTGATACTACTACTGATACTACTACTGATACTACTACTGATACTACTACTACTAACGGACTAACGATTGTTACTTCGCCTGGTAACGGCGTTGGACAAATTCAAATTAACAGAGCAAGAGAGCTAAGTTATACTATATTGAAAACTTCTGATAATCCACCTAAATTTAGGTATAGAGATCCAGGCGACAATGTATCGTCAACTGTATACGATAATGTACAAGATATGATGACAGATATCGAAAGATTTGCAGAATTGCGTAGACGAGCAGGTACTCTAAAATGAAAACAATACAAATAATATCTGAACAAATACGTAGTGCCGAAAGTTTAGCTAGGGCGTTTACTGAAGAACAGTGGAGAGCTATAGTAGATTACTTTAGAAAAAAACGTAACCTATCTCCGCTTACTGAACTAAAAATCACCCAATTCTTATCAACATGCGGATCAGACATGATCGAGTCAGGTGAAGCATCAAGTCACACTCCTAGTAGCTGGAATAGAGACGCCGCAAGATACGGTGTTGCTGCCGAAGTGTCCGTCCTACCAACATGGAATCAGATATACGAACATTTACTACAAGCTAAAGGTCATCCAACTCCTCCACCAGACTTAGACGTGGGCGGGGCAAATTCTTTTACTAGATATGATGATACACCTGAAACAATTGATGACATTAGAAATCTAGTAACAGATAATACCCTAGATTCTTTTCCTAATTTTGCCACTCAAAATGAAACTGGATATGATCAATCAGGTAGACTTTATCTATCAAAACTTTTGGCGGCTTCGTTTGAAAGAAGAAATGATGCCCAAATAAGTTTCTTTCAAAATGAAACAATAGCTGGCACAGATATGGGCACAAGGCCAATGCAGTCATGGAAAAGAATGACTCAACGATTACAACAAATAGTAACAACTAATGGACAAGTTACTAAAGAAGAAATAGATCTTAATTTCTTCTCCTGGCTTAAAACATGGGATACTGCTTGGCAGAAGCATCAAAGAGATAATCTATGAAGCTAATAAATTTATATCCTGAATTTACTAGCGATCCTTACCTTACTATTCCAATTGACCAACACTTAGTTGAAACATTACCGTTCAAAGACTTTGACAAGGACGGATACGAAGTTCCTACTCCTTTAGAACATTTACATTACGAAGCAAACGGTATTGAACTTAATCGTGACATACAATTTCATATTGCACCAGTGCAAGAATGGTACCATGATGTAGAACAAAGTGAACACGGTCTTGTATTAGATCATTGTATGCTATTAACTCGTTATGCATTTGCAGGCGAGGCAAGAGAACAAATAGAACGTGTTTGTAAAAATCGCCCTATACTACAGAAACTCCTAAATATTCAGCCTAAGTGGGGAATTGATTTTTCACTAGATTATGTAACACATGATATTGTAATGGAAGTTATACATATTGAACAAGACTTTTCCAGTGCTGAAGAAGCATACGATGCAAAAGAACGTTTAGAACAAATCATTAATAGTACCGATTGGTACGATGGTGCAATGCGTTTATATAAACACAAAAATGAATGGGAGAATCTTAGCTCCGACGATCATTCAGATTATAAAGCTCAATTCTTTGGATGGGAACGAGCTTTTGACAATAAAAAAGTATTTTCTACTTGACAATCCTCTAAATAGAGCTTATAATATAACTTAACATTTAACCTAACAGGAGAAATCATATGGGTGACAGAGTCTACGGTGGCGACGAAAAAGCCAAGTTAGAAAAATTAGTTCGCGAAGGCGTAACTGTATTGCAAGAAATTGAAGATCTAAATCAAGGACTAAAAGAAACAGTTAAGGCTGTTGCTGAAGAAATGGATGTAAAGCCTTCTTTAATTAATAAAGCAATTAAAGTTGCTAAGAATCGTGATTGGGATAAGCATTTTGACGAGTTTGATGATTTGGAAACTATTGTTACAACTTTAGGTTACGACAAATAACATGCAAAAAATTAAGGACTTTTGGATTAACAGCTATAAAAGTGACAAAATTGCATTTGCATTTGAACTCATTAGCTTTGTCTTTACAGTAGCCGCTAGTTTGACATTAGCGTTCAATGCTAAAGACCCTAATATGCTAATTATCTATCCTTTCTTTTTTGTAGGATCGGTTACACAATGCTACGCGGCTGTACGCAGAGGCGCGGCATGGGTAATGTTACTAACAGGATATTTTGCTGTTATTAACGTATTTGGATATGGAGTTGCCGCAGGATGGTGGTAAAACCTTATCAATGGTTAGCGTGGCTGAGTACTGTATGTTTGTTAACAGCCGCAACACTAGCCGCTTTTAATGTCTACCCTTTGTATATTTGGGCATTCATTATTAGTAACAGTCTTTGGATACTGGTTGGTATTTTATGGAAAGAGAAAAGCCTTATTGTAATGAACGCAGGACTAACCGTAATTTACGTAGCAGGCTTGTTGTTTTAATAAGTATATATAACGCCAATGGCAATTGCCAGGCATGAAGAAGGTTAAGTTGGCCATAAGCAACGAAGGAGATAAATGAGTTACGTAGACGCACTATTTGATCGCGATTCTGATATAATTAGAATAGTTGAACGCAAAGACGGTAAAAGAGAATACCGCGAATATAACGCAAAATATACATTTTATTATGAAGACCCTAGAGGCAAATACAAAAGTATTTTTGGCGATCCTCTAACACGAGTTGTGTGTAAGAACACAAAAGACTTTCGAAAAGAAGTTGCCATTAACAAAGGCAAGAATTTATTCGAAAGCGACATCAATCCTATCTTCCAATGTTTGAGTGAGAACTATCTTAATCAAGATGCTCCTAAACTAAATATTGCGTTTTTCGATATTGAGACAGACTTCGATCCAGAGCGCGGCTTTGCTGATCCGGCAGATCCGTTTATGCCAATTACATCTATAAGTGTATATTTGCAGTGGATGGAAACAATGGTGTGTTTAGCAGTTCCTCCTAAGACACTTACAATGGAACAAGCCAAAAAAGAACTTGAAGGCATTGACAACGTAATGCTGTTTGAAAAAGAAGGTGACATGATTGACACTTTCTTAACGCTGATTGAAGATGCTGATATTTTGTCAGGTTGGAACAGTGAAGGTTATGATATTCCGTACACAGTAAACAGAACTGCTCGTGTACTAAGCAAAGATGACACAAGACGTTTTTGTTTGTGGGGACAATTGCCCAAGAAACGTGAATATGAAAAGTATGGTAAATCAGCTGTCACCTTTGACCTAATAGGTAGAGTGCATTTAGATAGTTTGGAATTATATCGTAAATACACATATGAAGAACGACACACTTACAGGCTTGATGCTATTGGCGAAATCGAAGTTGGTGAAAACAAAGTCCCTTATGAAGGTACTTTGGACCAGTTGTACAACAATGACTTTAGAAAGTTCATCGAATACAACATACAAGATACCGCACTACTGGACAAGCTGGACAAAAAACTAAGATTTATTGATCTTTCTAACACAGTTGCTCACGAGAATACTGTGATGCTACAGACCACTATGGGTGCTGTTGCTGTTACAGAGCAAGGTATTGTTAACGAAGCACACAATAGAGGATTACAAGTTCCTAATAGACGCAAGCGTGATGACACTGAAAACACACAAGCCGCAGGTGCTTATGTTGCGTTCCCCAAGAAGGGCTTACACAAATGGATTGCTAGTATGGATTTGAACAGTCTGTATCCAAGTGTAATTCGTGCATTAAATATGGACCCGGCAACTATTGTAGGACAAATACGTCCTGAAATTTCAGAAGCTCGTGTAACAGAAGATATGGGTCTAAAAAAGAAGAGCTTTGCAGGCAGTTGGGAAGGTCGTTTTGCAACAGAAGAATACGAAGCAGTTATGGAGCAAAAACGTGATGTTGCACTAACTATTGACTGGGAAGCTGGTGGTAGTGATGTACTAAGTGGTGCTGAAATTTATAAAGTAATTTTTGATAGTAATCAGCCTTGGATGCTTAGTTCAAATGGTACTATCTTTACTACTGAACACGAAGGTGTTATTCCAGGACTGCTAAAGCGTTGGTATGCTGAACGTAAGGACATGCAGAAAATGCTTAAAAAAGCAAAAGATGCAGGGAATGTCGCAGAAATTGAATACTGGGACAAGCGACAGTTGGTTAAAAAGATTAACTTGAACAGTTTGTATGGTGCTATTCTAAATCCTGGCTGTAGATTCTATGACTTCCGTATAGGACAAAGCACAACACTTACAGGACGTTGTATTACAAAACGCATGGCTGAAACTGTAAATGGATTACTAACGGGTAAAGAAGAATACACAGGCGATGCTATTGTGTATGGCGATACTGATAGTGTGTACTTCAGTGCATGGCCCATGATGCGAGAGGACGTTGAGGCAGGGCGGCAAGAGTGGACAAAAGAGATTGTTGCACAACTATATGATGGCATTGCAGATCAAGTCAATGAGGAGTTTCCTGTGTTTATGGAACGTGCTTTTCATTGTCCGCGTGAGAATGGTGAGATTATTCGAGGCGGTAGAGAGATTGTTGCAACCAAAGGACTGTACATTACTAAGAAGCGTTATGCAGCACTGATCTATGACCTAGAAGGTTTCCGTTTGGATACAGATGGCAAGCCCGGCAAAGTAAAAGCAATGGGCTTGGATTTGAAGCGCAGTGATAC